TGACCAACAGCTTCTGGCGTTCGAGCGTTCGCCTGCCCTCGCTGACCCCAAAATCAATCGGTGACAATTCCAGCGCTCGTTTAACGGTGTCGGCCAAGTCAGGCTTGACGCCTGACAGCCGCTCTCTGGAGCGTGAGGATAGAACCCAGTTGTGGCTCATTTTGAAACGCCTTTGTGCTTTTCGAAAGTCCGCAAACCGCCCAGGCCAAGCATTCCCAACAGCACCGTCATCAGCGTGTCCATGTCAAACACCGGCAGGGCGACCAGAGAGACGCCAGCGACCGTCATTGCGAACGCGGCGAGCGGCTGCACGATGAAGTGATAGGCAAGCGCCACACCGCAGGTCCAGCCGACGAATGGACGCCAGCCAGCGACGAACGCTGATCTGGATGCCGCTTCGGTCTTGTTGATCTCCAACTGGCCTTTGGCCAATTCCTGAGCATGTCGCTCGCCCATCGTAGCGATTTGATGCGCCAGTTTGTTGCGTTCATCGGCGTCAGGAATGAACTTGTCCAGCAGGCTTGTTACCGGCGCAATTAAAGCTGAGAGCATTTCGATCTCCTATTTGTCGTCTTTAATCGGAGGATGGCGTCCATTGTGCATGGATAACAGTTTCGAGACCGACCCATGCAGACTAGATATTTCCGCTTGCATTGTAGCAACCTCACGCGCTCGGCTTTCCATCTTGTCTGGAGCCAGCATACCGGAAAGCACGCCCAGCTTTTGGTTCGCCACCTCCATATGAGCCTGCTGCCGATCCACCGTTGAATCCAATTTCCGCAGACGGTGTTCAATGTCGGACAGCGTGTCAATGACTGCCGCTAGTTTGGTCTTGACGATCACGGCAGCGCTGACCACAGACACACCCATGCCTGCGAGCGTCAGGATAAGGCGAAGGTCAAGCTCGCCCACTACACAGCCTCACCGGCGGCAATGGCTGCGTTGATTGGGGCCATATCTTCGCTGGTCCAATAATCCTTGGCGACCATCAATTTCAGATGCCCGAGACAAGCGTCAATTGACTCCTGTCGCTCCTCTGCCGTGCTGTCAGACATTTTCTCACCAGCCACGATCTTATTGATGCGGTTGGCGACAATGAGCATTGCAGCGTAGTTTGCGGCGATTTCTTCGGATGTGATTTCGTCCATGTCAGGCTCCTTTCATATCGGCGATTTCGGCCTTGAGTTCATCGACTTGGGCGGATAGCTCCTGGATCGCCTTGATGGCAATCGGCAGAAGCTGGGCCGGAGCCACCTCAAGCCGGTCTGGGTTGTTGCGGAGGACGCTGCGGACCCAAGGCGCGTCATTCGCATCCTCGACCGCCTGCATCTCCTGAGCAATAAACCCAAAGTCTTTCTTGTCTGTGACAGCACCGTCGCGCATCTGCCAGACGAACTCGACTGGGCGAACCTGCTGGATATAGTCTAGACCAAGGCTTAGGTCTTTGATTTCGTCCTTGTCCCTAGCATCTGACAGTGAAGAGATGCTTGTTTGCTGGCATCGCAGAGCAGTGACAGAAGCATTGCCAAGTGTAATCTCGTTATCTACATCAGCCGCTGAAGGTGTTGCGTCCCGGCCCAGCAGGGTATTGTTGGACCCCGTGGTCAGCGTAGTGCCCGCATTGAATCCGACGCAAGTATTCACCTGCCCACTACTTATATTGATGGCTGAATTATAGCCGACGCAGACGTTGGAATCAGCGTCAACTATATCCTTGCCTGCGTTCCGGCCCACCAGGACGTTGTTCGAACCGCCTTGTAAATCCTCGCCAGTGAGATGGCCCAGGGCAATGTTATAGTCCCCGTCGTCCAAACTGCCTAAAGTGCTAAATCCGCCAACAGCCACATTTCCAGCCCCGGACACGCACGCGTCCAGAATACCTCGACCACCGACCGCGACATTGTAATTGCCGGACACGTTGGCTCCAAGGGCTGCATAGCCATAAGCACAGTTGTAAATCCCAGTTGTGTTGGCGTCTAAAGCAAACGCGCCAAAGGCTTGATTTTGCGCGCCATTACTGAGCGCAAGGGCGTTATACCCGACCGCCGTCGAGTTGGCCGCTGACGTATTATCTCGCATCGCTTGGTTGCCGACTGCCGTATTGCGAGCGCCTGTCGTCAATTCCTTGAGAGCCGACACTCCGATTGCCGTTGCGGAGACAGCCGACGAGTCCTCAAGCGCGTCTGTGCCTAGCGCGACACTGCTCGTCGAAGATGAATGAGGCCCGTCCAAGACAGCGACCCGCAATTCATCCCGCGTGATCCGCTTGGTCTGCGCCGCCGACGTATCAACAACGACAAAATCATCATCAGCCGCTGTGTTTGCCCCGGTGATTGCAGTGAGGTCAGAGATTTTTGTATCAGCCATGGTGATCTCTCCTAGTTGCCGTATGCTTGCCAATGGATTTCAGAGTATTGCAGGGTGCCTTCATCGCTGTAGATGTCGTAGCTGAACCCGGTCCTGGAATATGAGCCGTTTAGCCCAATGCCAGTGGCGGGAGCGCCGCTAGAAACGCCTGTCAAATTGATCGAAAACACCGCAGTTGGAAATGCGGTTGGGAATGTGATTGACCCCGTTTCCACTGCTGTTGCCCGACCCCATTGTAAATATAAACCGTTGGCCAGTTCAGCATAGCCATTCGTCGCAATGCTGGAGTTCGGCATTGAACCCTGACGAGATCGAAGCGGTGTCATGAACTTCGTGTTGTTTGTCCCGGCCTCTGCTTCCGCCTGTGACGCAATTCCCGGCGATGGCACGAATGAGCCGGACGAGAATATCCCAACATCAATCCAGGCCGAGTTGGCTGAATTCCGCAGCTTCAGGATCGCGGCGCTGGAGTCATACCACCATTGACCGGCATAGGTCGTTGATGGCGCTGATGTCCCAAGCGAGTTGGAGGCCAACGCTTGCAGTGCAGAGTTAATGTCTGCCCGCACTAGAGCCGCCGTTTGGCTGGCGATCACCATATCATTTTGAGACATTTTAGTAACTCACTTTCGCTTCTAGACCCGCGATGGCCGGTGACACCTTGTCGGATGTGTTGGACAGTTCCGCCTTGAACTCGAACGCTCGCCCGACGACCTGCCCGCCGGTCACTGGCACCCAGCCGCCATATGTCGGTGAGCCTGCTGGATCGTCTGACGTGGACCTGACGTATATCTCAACCGCATAATCATTATATGCAGCGCCTTCGTCCGTCCAGTCATCGAAGTTTCCGGGCCAATCGTCAAAGACAAAGCTTGATGCGATGTCGTCCCAGTTGACCGATCCCGATGTGGCTCCAGAATGATGTCGCGTTTCGTCCAGCACAAAATCAATCGTAGTTGTTCTCTCAGCGCCTGTGTCGATATATGTTGAGAAGAGATACGTGCCAGTTGACCCAGCGGTTGCGAAGCTCGTCATTAGCAATTCAGACGAAACGACCTGCACATTCGTCTTGGCACCTGAGAAGCCTGGGTCTTCTGTGAGCGTCTGGGTTGCCCCAAGTGGAGGCAATTGCCCCGCCGTCACGACGTTGGTTGTGGCGCCCGCCGAATAATTGCCAGACCGATCCACAGCCTTAATCAAATACGTCCCAGAGCGCGCGACCACGACAACGGATGATGATGGGTGAGCGATGCGTTCAATCAGAACCGATGATGCTCCCCAGGTCGCCCCGGTCGTAACGGATTGATGGCGAAGCTCGTAGTGGCTGGTATCGAGGTCAGCCACCGGAGTCCATGTCAGAACAGCAGACCCGCCAGACAGGCTTGATGAGAAGTCTGTTACATCTGCCGGAGGCGTGGCAAACGGTGTGAAAGTCTGGTCCTCAATCGTCACATAGTCGCCAGCCAGACCAATCGTGCTGATCCCTCGCGCCCGGAAATCGTAGTCAGCCCCATCAACCAGCCCAAGAACTTCGTGGTTTCCAAGCGGCCCCGTGGAAAAGGTTCGCCATTCAGTGTCGGCCTCGGAGCTTAGTTTGAACTGTAGCTCAACGGCAGACAATCGGGTTGGCGTTTCACAAGTGACTGTAGCAACCAACACCCCCGACACCGATTGCTTGGTCTGGCGAAGCTGATCGTCGATTGATAGCCCAACAGCCGCGACAGCAAATGCGTTCAGCAGTTCAGTATTGTTCTGGTCAAACGCTTTTTCTTCAGCCGACCATGCATAGACGTTCTCACTGATCTCTAACAGGCTAAGAGCGCACTGGAAGGTCATGTCATCGCCAAGGCTGAAAGACCAGTCCACCACCTCGAACGCCTTGTTGGTCCAGCCCAGGCGGGTGTTGGATAGCTGTATGATGTCGCCGATCTTTGCCTTGAACCCAGACAGCCCGGTTGTGATGGTGGCCTGGACCTGCTCGCGTTGGCGGTACAGAGCCAGCTTTGCAATCCGTTGTGCCATCTGAGATGTGTCAGTAAAGGGCAGCGGCATATCTGTGATTGAGACGATGCCGCCATCTGATTCGAGAAAGACATCGGACTTGATTGGTGGGAAGTCGGTCTGCTGATAGTTGCTCTCTGGCCCGCGAAACGTCCCGTGCATTTCGTTGATTTGGTCTCGCCGGGAATGCCTAGACACGACCTCGATGGAGGCAACCAGATCATCTTCATCATAAGACAAGGTAGGCGCATCCCAGGTCGCCGCACGAACGCCAAACTGGCCTTGGGAATACCAGATCATTCCGCCCATCGATGTCAGCATCTGGGTGATGGCGTCAGAGGGTGTGACAGCCGTGGTGAATGTTCCGTTCGCCGTGTATCGCTTCTGGGTGCTGGTCCCGTCAATTAGAGCAACGCTTTGATCGCTGTCGTTCGCGGCGTCAGCAAAAGACACATCGTCAATCTCATCAGCATCGCAGCCCAAACCAAAGTCAGACGTGAGATAATCCCGGATGCAGAGCGCAGCGTTGTCGCTCCATGCTGTGGTTGATGTGCGGGGATCATAGACTTTGCGACCTCTGACGACAGCCGTGATGACAGGCGTCCCGTTAGGAAAGGCAGTCGCATCAAACTTCAGAGCGGAGTAGATGTACGCAACACCTCTGGCCCGATGCGCTTGGGTCCACTCGTCGGAACCGTCTGGAAGGTTTACCGCAGCACCAAAGCCGTGCAGATCAACCGCCGTCTGATCGTCCGTTCCAAGCCGTGTCTCGATGTAGACGTTACCAGCAAAGCGATCTGGTGCGCTAACCGACCCATCAGATTCAACGGTGACTTCCTCGTCATTGATGAAGAAGCTCACGAAAGATTCAACCTCGTGGCCAGCCACGGCGATCATGCGGTGGAGGATGGTGTCGTTATTGGATGTGGAGGCGTAGAAAACAACCCCGCCCACCTTGGTCTCGCCGTAGATGACGCTATGGTCAAGCGTCGATCCAACATTATTTTGGACGAAACCGCCTTCTGTCACGCGAGGTTTTTTAGGCTTGGGAGCCAGTGCCATAGACACAAAGCCGAGGGCGGCTGACAGGGCAAACGCCTTAAGGCCCGCAGCCAAAGCGAGCGCCGCCGTTGTACTCGCAGCCGCTGCCCCGCCAGAAAGCATCGCCCCAACCAAAATTGACGCAGAAACAGGTTCAGCAAAAGCAGACGCAGGGGCGATGGCTAGCGCAGCATATAAAGCCGTTGTTGCGAGCAGGCGGGATCGCATCACTCTACGCTCCAATATAGATCATCCGGCTCCCAATCGAGGAATACCATGCCCGTCTCATACAGGAAAGCAGAATGACGACGCAAACGAACACCCAGCGCGTAGCCTGTGACCAAGTTCTGATCTGCCCTGCGCGCCGTGATTGAACCCCTGGCCGGATATGGTGTTTTAACGCGATCCAGCCGCTCATCCAGCGCGTCTATGATCGACACATCAGATGGGTAGTCAAACTTCTTGATGCGCCTCCTGGCATGGATCAGGGCGCTCATCGGGCAAGTGTAATTGCCAAGCATGTCAGAGAGTGTTGTCCGCCCAGTTTGAGCATAGACACACCCGGCGGCAAAGGTCAGACAGTCGTGAGAACCCCAGGCGAACGGTTTATCACGACACTCATCAATGTATTTTGCCAACTCGATGTCATGGTTTGGGACCATTATCGCCGTCCCCAGAAGATTTCTTGATCCTGAAGGTCATTTACGAACGAAAACGCTAAATCGCCTGGAAATCTGGATTTCTGATCTTCAGACGTATACCGCCTCAGTCGCACCCGATCCAAATCAATCAAGCGGCTTTCAACCGTCATCGCGATTTGACTAGTCTCCGGCCCTTCAGCGATGGTCATCTGATCCATATAGCCGTTGAACACGATGGACCGAGATTTATCAGTTGACTCAAGGATTAGGTGGCCGCTGTCTTCTTTGAGAACATATGACCCGTCTTCCTTCAGCACATCGCCTTGCGTGAACACACCGAATTGGATCAGGCACTTGTGACCCTGGTATGGCGTTGACAGAGCCAGGGCGAGCAGATCAGACGGGATGCCCGATAATGTGACGGTGGCATTTCGGGCTGCGATCTCGGTGGTTTCTTCAAACGCACTTAGCTCAAGAAATTGCCCAGTTCCGATGTAGCTTTTGCCCTCGATCTCAACGGTGCCGTGACCCGTCCAGAGATATAGCGGACCAGAGGTCACGGTGGACCCGCCGTATGAAACAGAGCCAACCGGAAATAACAAATCAACCGTGAAGAATGGCGTAACAACGCCTTCCGATATCGCCGCGAGCATCCGTCCATCAAGCGACCGGCTCATGTGATGGCCTCGACTGCGGGGAATGTGAGGCCGAATATGGATGCCTCGTTGATCGACCAGTCAACCTCGTTGGTGGATAGGCGAAACAGACCCTTGGCTGAATTAACCGTGATGACCGTGTTGTTAGTCGGGCTAGATCGCAACTCCGGCCATATCTCCAGGGTAGCGTTGCCAGAGCCGTCAGAGGCCGCTGTCTGCGTGACTTTGTATAGCTGGCTAGATGCCGCAGAACCGATCTGGATGTAGTCCCCAGCGGCCAGATATGACGACTGTGAGGCCGTGCAGCCGTCGATGATTAGGGTGGACCCGGTTTGGCTTCCTCCGTTCACGCGAGGTGTCCCGCCGCCGTTGCCGAGCGGTGACGTTGCCAGTGGGTCGCCTAGCAAGAATGTGCCTGATCGACCACGCAAACTTAACAACCAACCAACCCACGCTTCTGCGTTAGCCCGCTGCATCGCAGGCAGCGTGATCTCAGCCTCCCAGCGCTGGCCTGGGTGGACCACCGTTTGCTGTTTATATGTGAACGGGCTCATCGTCATCCCGACCGTCTGAACAGCCCGGAGGTTGATTGAGCGGATGCCGGTGTGGGTTGGTAGATTTAGCGGATATGTGATCGCCATTATGCAAACGCGGCACCAAAGCCGCCTCCTCTCTTCTTGGCGTCAAGGACAGCCGCCTTGGCCTGTGCTGCAATCTGCGGCGCAAGGCTCATCACCTCGGCCCTGACAGTCTGCTGGACCCCAGTGGAAAGGTTTATGGTTTGGTTAATAACCACGCCCCCGCTGTCACCCTGGGCCGTCTGGCCCCGGCTGAGAACTCGCTCGCCGGTTTGGCCAACGATCATTCGTTCGTCAGACCGCAGGCCCGCCATTCGCCCATTAGGCCCGGCGATCTTTCCGCCGGTGTGCATAATTGGAAACCCACCAGACTGACCTGTCACTGGAATTGGCTGCCCGCCAACAACCGAACCGCCTCCAAACAACGATCCCAGCCCAGAGGCTAGCTTTCCAAAGCTGAACCCGCCCGTTGATGTCTCGCCCATCTTCGCCGCAATGTTAATGACAGTCCGCAGCACTCCGCCGAGCGCCTGCTTCCATGTCTGCGTACCATCAATCAGCCCGGTCAGCCCATCCTGCATAGATTGAAGCCCGGTCCTGATTAAATCGTTGGCTTGGCGCTGTGTCTCTTTTAGCTTTTCAGCCGCCTCAATCCTTGCCTGCTCGTCCAACTTTATCAGTGCCAGCGTTTGTTGCCTTTGCTGCGTCAGGTCCAGCGCGGCTTCCAACTGCTCGCGCTGTACATCGCTCAGAGTGATGCCTTCAGCCTTTAACCTGTTTTCAATTTGAGCAACCGCAAGCGCCCGGTTTTTCACCGCCTCGGATGCGTTCGCATATTCAAGTTCAAGCCCAGCGGCTGCGGCTGTGTCCTGTGCGCTTTTCAAAATGTCGGCGCGAATGGTTTTTATCTTATCCAGCGAGTCGCTGATCAGTTTGACAAAATCATCGTTCGCCTTTTTCGCATCTTCATCTCGCTCAATATCAACAAGTGTCCTGACCCTACTATTGCCCCCCGGCGCCCTGGGAGGGGTGACAAAAGAATTTTGTAAAGCTTGGGATTGTTTGACTCGCTCAGCAGTTATTTCTTTAATAATTTTTCTTTCTTGCTCTATTTTCAGCATTCTTCCAGCCATGATATCAAGTTGCTTGTTACTGAATGGTTTGTTCAATCCCGTCATCTGATTTTCTAATTTGGCATTAGATGACATTAATTTATCAATTGTTTCCTGAGACTTTTTCAACTGGTCAGATGATGACAGACCGACAATGCCAAGGAATTTTGCAACATTTCTCAAACCGTCAATTATTTTTGGCAAATTTTCCAGCAAATCTTTTCCAAAATCAGCAATCAACGGCGCGTTTTCTGCTAGCGCCTTCGTAAGTTTGCTTTTCATAATTGTGGACAGCTTTGCTATGCTGGCAGCAGCAGCCTCGGCAGACTTGATTGTTTTGTTGTTAATAAGGCCATCCAGCCGCTCAAACTCATCGCCTGCGGCCTTGATTGCGGCTGTGCCTTGGTTGGTAAGGTTGGCAAGTTTGAGGCCAGCTTCCCCGCCGAAAACAATGGCTGACAATGCGGCCCGTCGGCTTTTGTCTTCGATTTGATTAAGCGAGTCAACAACTGCCAGGAAAACAGGCTCAGTTCCCCGCAGCTTTCCAGACAAAATATCAGAGGCAATCCCAAGCTGCTGGAATGCCTCAAAAGCGGCCCCGGTTTCTTCGTTGACAGCCTCGCCAATTAACTCGTTTAGAGTTCTGAAAGCATCGTCAAGTTCTTCGTTTGCTATGCCAACAAGTTCCGCCGCGAACCTGTATTTTTGGAGCGCCTTTGTGCTGACGTTCACCTCGCGCGCAGTCCTGCCGATGCTAGCTGCGAAATCAATCGCCTTCTTGGTCGCGACAGCAAACCCAGCGCCAAGCGCAACTGCTGCCGCTCCAACCTTTGCAACAACCCCAACAACAGACTTGGCAACCTTCCGAGTCTTCTCAAGCCGAGCATTGAGCGAGCGGAACGCGTTGCCGGTTTTGTCCTTGGCCGTAAGGTCGATTTTCATCTGCTGAATGGCCATTGCAAACTCCTATGCGTTCCGCTCGTTTTTCAGTTTATACCAGATTGACCACTCGACAAATTCACTAACAGTCATTTCAGTCTCAAGCCTTGAAACCGTCATCCTCAGACGATCAGCCAGTGCGAACTTAAACTGGCGCTGATCGTCCTCCGTTAGTTTTTTTCCAATTGCTCCGTGGTCGGCCCCATAATTTCAGTGCAGACGCGAGACACAACATCAACGTCGGCTTTTTCTCTCAGCGCCTTTTTATCCGCAACAGTGAACATCCGCGAGCCATCAGAGTTTTGGCATTTCTGGATAAGCACTTCGACCAGCGCGTCAACATTCGATTCGCTTTTGCGAGTAGCGAAATCAATGCGGCTTTGATCGCGCAGAGTGAACGGCGCGGTATAGATAACAAGCGGCCCATCATCATCGCCCCATTCTGGAACCTCAATCGTGCGGACGCCCTGAGCCTCATAATGCTGCGTAATCCTGCTGATGACGCTCGGCGCGTCGTCGTCTTTTTTAGTCATAACATTCTCCCGAAGTATCCCCTGCCCAGATTGTCCGGGCAGGGGTTTTGGTTAGACAGTGCCTTCAGTCAGAGCACCGTTGCCTGTGAACGTGATTGACGCTTCAACCATGTTATCAAACGCTGCGCTGATGGACCGAGTGTCAACGGTCGCCGTGCCGGATAGCTTGTGCGCTCCGGCCCCAGCGCCTTCCATTTGGAACGAGATCACGAGGCTCGCGCCAACTGTCAGCGCCTGCTGGGCTGTGTCGCCGTCATCGAAGTAAACATCAGCCGAGCCAGACCAGGACTTCAGCCCGCCCTTGTGCGTCTGATAGCTATCACCAATGACGCTGTCGTCAATGGTCTCAACGGTTTCTTCAACCGAGTAGCTGCGCAGCTCCCCGATCGCGTCGCTTCCGGCCAGCACAGTGCCGCCGTTGCCAACAAAAGTAGCCATTAGTTTTTGCCTCCTTTGGCAGTTGTACCAGCTTTGGCTGGTTCAGGTTTCGGCGGAGTTTGGGTCCAGCCTCGGCTTTCATAAAGATCAATCTGATCCTCAGAAATTTCTACAGGCAAACCGCCTTTGGGCGGATATACCGAAAGTCTTTTTGTCATGTCACCAACCTCATTGTGCGGTTTCCAGATCGTTCTCAAGCGCTGCATATTCGATAACATATAGCAGACGCACCATGCCAGCCGGTCGCTCGCCTTCGTCGCTATAATCCGCATCGACCGATTGCAGCACAATCGTCTTTGCAAGGCTGTTCAACGTAACATCTCCAGCCATCGCCTCCTCAACCTCAAGCGCTATTTGGTCAAGCGTATTGTCAAGGTTAGATGTCGCCACCGCATAGCCATCAATGACCAAC